TTCATGGTGGTTCAAATAAGGAAAGAAAAATATTGATGAAAAAATCTTTGGTCAAACAATTTGGTTCCGATGTATTGAGAGAGATAGATGATTAAGAATTTTGAACAATTCAGAAAACTCTGGACAGAAGAAACTTCTGATATAAAAATCAAAAACAAAACAAAACATCTTGTTTTTATTGTGATGTATCCTGACAATGTAGAATGGGATTTCGGTGTAGAGAAACAAGTGCAAACAACATGTCTGCAAACTTCTGGTGGTCTTACTGGAGCAGGAACCGGCCATAATCAAATACTTTGTTATACAAGTGAAATATTTGATGTTCTTAATGATTGTAATGAATATACTCATGCCATGGTTGTGACTGCTGGTATGACATTTTCTATGACTGCATCTAAAACATCAATTCAAAATTTTTATAACTTTTCTGAAGATGAAACAAATTGGTGTAGAGGACACATAATTGCAAAACCGAACAGACCCGCATATCTACATCATCAACATGTAGAAATAAATCTTGATGTGTGGAGAGAATTAGGGCGGCCTTTTATTTTTGAAAGGTGGAAAAATTACGAGAGATCAGATGAAAACTATCACGATGATTACACTCCGCATTGGATAACACCAAAGGATAGACCAACTATTGTAAATTTTGATGATAATGATAGAAGAGTTAAATCTTTCTCATATAACAATATGGAAGCTAGAACGAAAATTCAAAATAGAAGTTGGAAGATTCTTAAAGATAGGAAAGAAGGATGGCGTAATAAACTAGATGATGATAATTATTTCAAAACAACTTGCGATAGACTAAACAGTTCATTTTATGTTGAAAACACTGAGAGTTTAGGTGCATATGTAGAAACTTTACCCAATGAAAAATTTGATGTTATTTTTTCACCGACAGCTGGTTATGTAACTGAGGTCTTAGTTGAAAAATTAAACTTTGATGGAGAAGTAATATTTTATGACTATGCTCAAAACAATATTACAATTAAAGAGAATATTGTTGAGATGAATATGTCTATGGAGGAAATAAAAAAATATTCTGAATACATAGACCAACCGTTTAACTTTACAAGAAACATCAATCAAGGGTCACAAGGTGTTCTTTTACGTAAGAGAGCAGAAACATATGGTGACTTTGAATATCTTAGAGATCTTCAGAAAAAGATGAGAGATACATATGATATAGAATATTGGCTGATGGACTTGATAAACCCTGATTACAAAAAACTCAAAAATAAAATTGAGGGTAAAAGAATTTTCTTCAACACTAGCAATATCTTTAGTTATCATATTTCACATTCAGTGTATACCTTAGATACATTGGTGCGTTCTTTCAACAGATTGCAAGAAACACTTAACTTTTCAGAATATTATTTGTTCAGGGGAACTAAACCAACTAAACAACACTTACAATATTTTAGTAAGAAATAAATCCTTATGGATAAATTTTATATAACAGGAACAAGAAGAGGTCTTGGTGAAGCTTTGAAAGATTATCTTGGGTGTGTTGATAGTTTAGAGGAATGTAACATTTTCATAAATTGTAAACACGATGGGTTCACTCAAGTAGAAATGTTATACAAGGCTGTAAAACTAAATAAAAAAATTATCAATATAGGATCACATGCTAGTGATCTTTTAAAAAATAAATATGGTGTGGAGAAAAAAGCTCTTAGAGATGCAAATGCTCAACTCTTTAGGGATGGATATGATACAACATGTATAAATTTTGGTTTTATAGATACCCCCAGAGTATCTGATAGAGATGTTGAAAAAATGTCTGTGGACTATGCGTGTAAAATAATTTTTTGGGTTTTAGAACAACCCCACAGGGTTAAAGAGATTACAATATGCGCTTAGATTTAGATAAAATAAAGGAAGAGCTAAGATTTTTGCCGTCATTTGATGATCAAATTTGTTTACAAGGAGTTGAGAATAATCCAGACCCTTTTTTCGGTTGTGGTACAATCAGCAACATAAAACCCTACAAAGAAACAGATTTTACTGAGCTAAATTTTAACCTACCTTATATAAATTCTATAATAGAAAAATTAGATATGTATAGAACTAGAGTGTTGGTTTTAAAACCAAAAACATGTTATTCAATACACAGTGATCCAACCAAAAGAATTCACATACCAATAATTACAAATAAAAAATGTTGGTTGATTGTCAATCAAGAAGTTATGCATCTTCCTGCTGATGGTAGATACTATGAAATTGACACTACACAAAAACATACGGCATTAAATGGATCATGGGAGGATAGAATACACATAGTGGGATGTTATAGATAATGAAGATATTTGCAGTTAGAATAGGCACCAAATATGGCATTGAGTATGAAAAATACTTGGAAGATAAACTGTCCAAGTATGAGATTATTTGGATAAGAGAGCCATACGATCCTAAAGTGACATTGCAATGGAATAAGATGTGGGCAATGCAAACAGACATCGATGAACCTGTTTGTGTTATGGATATTGATGTTCTGCTTGTAAATGACTATGAAAAGATATTTGAATATCCTGTAAAACCTGGCCAGTTTGTTGCAATGCCTGGATGGTGGAGAGACACAAGAAAAAATAACTATGTCATAAATGGTGGATTTTTCAAATATTATCCAAAAGATTGTCGATACATTTTTGACAAGTTTATGTCAGATATACATGGGTGGCAAAGACATTACATAGATAATGGAACCACGTCTGGGCCTGTGAATGGAGAACAATATTTTGTTGAGGATTCTGTTAAAGAAAGATTAGAACTTATTACCTTACCAGAGAGTTGGTTTACACGATGGGTTGTAAATGAAGATATCAATTATGGTAAGAGTATGACTAAATGGCAAATTCAAATAACAAGTAAATATAGAAAGTTAACGGGTAATGATTACATTTATCTAGGTGGGGAGTTTCATCCTGATATAAAATTTGTTCATTTCACACACAGAAATAATAAACCACACGAATGGGGAGACTATAAAAACCATGTCTGAGGTAAAAATAATATCATGGGAAGAAATCAAACTTATTTGGGAAACTCAGTTATGGCCAAACAAATCTGGAGGTGTGAAACCATACAACAAATGGACATGGAGACATCCAAGTAGATACTTTGGTTTTTCATATGACATGGATGTGTATCCTGTTTTCTTTGGAATACACGAGAATGATAAACTTGTATCAGTTAATAGTTGTTTTATGAGCAACAATTGGAAAGATTCAGTATATTTTAGATCTAGAGGTTTGTGGACAGATCCAGAGTATCGTAGAAGAGGTTATGCTTCTTCAATATTACTTGAAACTATAAAGTATGCAAAGGAAAATGGTGGAACTTGGATATGGACAGTACCTAGAAAAACTTCATTGGTTGCATATGAAAGTGTAGGTTTTACACAATGGTCAACTTGGATGGAGGATTTGAAATTTGGTCCAAATTGTATCGCAATTAAACATTTAGAGGAAGATGATTTATGAAATCTAGAGTGAACGATACAGGACAAATAGAGTATGAAATTTGTGATGGTGTTTGGATGACACATGACGAAATTTATGGTGGAGCTGAATTCTTTAAAGTGTCGCCAAAAAGTATGATATGGGAGCGCATTGTATCCGAACTAAATACTTATAAATAAGTAATAAACGGAGTTGAACATATGGCAGTTCCATCAACAAAGGCCACTCTTAAATCATACTGTTTACGAGCTCTTGGTTTTGGTGTTATAGACATTAATGTGTCAGACGATCAGATTGATGATAGATTGGACGAGGCACTACAATATTTCGCTGAATATCACTATGATGGTGTTGAGAGAATGTATCTCAAACATCAAATCACTTCAGCAGATATAACCAGAGCAACATCTGATACATCTACAACTGCAACTGATGTGGTAGATAGTTCTGTCACTGCAACTTGGAAAGAAGGTAATGGTTACATTCCTGTACCGGCAGCTGTTCTTTCTGTCGTCAATGTATTTCCTATCACTGATAGTACAACAGCCAACATGTTTGACCTTAGATATCAATTGAGGTTGAATGATTTGTATGACTTTTCATCTACTTCCATTATGGAATATGAAATGACGTTGCAACATCTAGACTTCCTAGAACATGTGTTAGTTGGTGAGATTCCTATTCGTTTTAGTCAGCATCAACAAAGACTTTACCTTGATATGGACTGGAACAATGATGTTAAGGCTGATGAATATATCATTATTGAATGTTATAGAAAACTTGACCCAACATCGTTTACAGATGTGTATAATGACATGTATTTGAAAAGATATGCAACTGCTCTAATCAAAAGACAATGGGGTGCAAACCTATCAAAGTTTAATGGCGTTACAATGTTAGGAGGTGTCACAATGAATGGTGATACTCTTTACTCACAAGCACAAGAGGAATTGCAAAGATTAGAAGAACAAATTCAACTTGCATTTGAGTTGCCCGTCAACTATATGATAGGATAAACCATGGCTGTCAATTCCATATTTCATACCAGCAATTCTCATGCAATCGCAACAGAGCAAAATCTTTACAGAGATTTGCTTACAGAATCTATTCAGATATTCGGCCACGATGTTCATTATCTAGACAGAACTCTTGTGGCAGAAGATACTCTTTTGGGAGAAGATACTCTTTCAAAGTTTAGTTCTTCTGCTAAGATTGAAATGTATATTGAGAATGCAGAGGGTGGTTATGAGGGTGAAAGGGAGTTGATGAATAGGTTTGGTTTACAAAACCTAAGTGATGTAACCTTTGTAGTAGCAAAACACAGATTTCAAGATCTGACCAAACAGATTACAATTGAGAGTGGTACAGACACTACAAGTGGTTCTGTATTATTAGAGGAAGGAACCCTAGATAGCGGCACGGTAGAAGCTTCTGCATCATTTGAAGGTGGATATATTATCTCAGAAGCAACACCTACTGATTCAGATAGACCTCTTGAGGGGGATTTGATTTATCATCCAATTTTGAAAAAACTGTTTTCGGTTAACTTTGTTGATCACGATGAACCTTTTCATCAATTAGATAACAATCCAGCTTATAGATTACGGTGTCGCACCTTTGATTATAGTTCCGAGATATTGGATACAGGTGTTGATGTTATTGATGCGATTGAAGATGCACTTTCAACAGATGCACTTGTTTATCAATTTACTTTGGAACAATCAAGTGCTGTCAATGAACCTATTAGAATTCATGACACTGCAACAACTAGAGGATTGTTGTTAGATGAAACAGATAGTGACAATATCATAGGTGAAGACGATAGTAGCTCTGTTGGTGAGAGCATACTTCTTGAGACAGGCACTAATGATTATCTGTTACAAGAAGAATATATAATAGGTACGGGTGGGGCAAACACTGGTAGTCTTGATAATACTGCACAGAATGAGTTGTTTGATAGTTTAGATGATGATGTGTTAGATTTCACTGAGAGCAACCCATTTGGTGACGCAGGAGAGTAAAGAATGTTAGGTAGTCAGTTTTACCATGAAACAATAAGAAAGGTCGTTGTTGCATTCGGAACCTTGTTTAATAATATTCAGTTGGTTCGTAAAGACAATGACGGAACTATTGTGCAATCCATGAAAGTTCCATTGGCCTATGGTCCGAGACAAAAGTTTCTTGTTAGATTAAGAGAAGATCCTGATCTTACAAAACAGGTAGCGATTACACTTCCACGTATTGGGTTTGAGATTCAAAATCTAACTTACGATCCTAGTAGAAAATTAAATCGGGTACAAAAGTTTAAGAAAACTAAATCAGGAAACACTAGCAAGCTTGACATACAATATATGCCAGTTCCATACAACTTGGATTTTGAGTTGTACATAATGTCAAAGAATTCTGATGATGCATTACAAATCGTAGAACAGATTCTTCCTTACTTTCAACCTGACTATACTCTCACAATTAATGATATGGCCGATATGGGTATTAAGAGAGATGTACCAATCATTCTGAATAGCATATCATATGAGGATGATTATGAAGGTGATTTTGAAACAAGACGAGCTATAATCTATACATTGTCTTTTACGACTAAGTTTTATCTTTATGGACCAATTACTGATTCCGGTGTCATTAAGACTGCTATTGTAGATCAGTATGCTAATGTTAAGTCAGAAGCTCCAGCGAGAGAACAGAGATACACTGTTACTCCAGATCCAACTACTGCCGATGCTGATGATGATTTTGGATTTAGTGAAACTACATCTTTCTTCCAAGATTCAAAAGTCAGAGATAATACTACAGGCGATGATAAGCTAACAGAATGAACAGTGAAATTGATAAAGCTTTAGGGGTGGTTGAAGATATTGAAATCAACCCTATTGTTGAAAAAAAAGTAAATCCAATACAAGTATCTAATAATGATGCAGATATAGAAAATGATTATGCGTATCAAAGACAAAACTTTTACAACTTGGTTGAACGTGGTTCTGATGCGATTGAAGGTATTCTTGAATTGGCTAGGGAAAGTGATGCTCCACGAGCGTATGAAGTCGCAGGTAATTTGATTAAACAAGTTGCAGAGGTGACAGAGAAACTTGGCGACCTTCAAGAAAAAATGAAACGTCTCAAAGAAGTTCCAAGTAACGCACCGAAAAATGTCACCAATGCTTTGTTTGTAGGGAGCACTGCTGAATTGCAGAAAATGTTGAAAGAAAAATGATGTTAAATAGTCCCCTTACCCTTATCAATAAGGATGGGATAGCGTGTACAATTGATAGTCTGGCCGTTGGTAGTAATCTCAAACATCACACCAAAAGATGTCTGGTAGAAATCGCTGACTCTGTAGACAACCCCATACTAGCATATTCAGGAGGAATGGATTCTGGATATGTATTACGTTGTTTAACAGATTTAAAATATAGTGGTTTCAATATCGACAAGATTAAGGTATATCACGGTAGATTTCAGAATAATGGAGTCACTATGGCTAAGGATTCTGATAGAGCAATACAGTATGCTCGTTCTCTCGGAATAGAACCTAAAATTGTTGACATGGAACTAAATTCAGAAGTATTTGAAAAGGCAGCTGCATTCGGTGATAAACACAATTTCACATCACCAATTGGACTGGTTCAAGAAATATGGCGGCAGAGTATTGATGGAAATGTGATAATGTCGTCAGGAATTTTTGGTGAGAATACTCATTCTGATAATCCTGATAGGTATTGCCTCACTATCGCTATAGAAAGATTTTGTTCTCTTATTCCAGGTTCAAATAGCATAGATATTTTCGCTTGGGATTCAAATATTATAAACTCCACAATAACACCAACATTCGTTTATAAAAGAGAAATAAATTTTTCACCATTTGATATGTCTTTACATTACGGTAATCCATTTAGTCCTGTTTCTTTCAATACTTCTCTATCTAAATGGATACAGTATATAACTGATTATCCAGACATGATGGAAATCTTTTTTAAGTTTCCAACCTTTAATAAGTCAGGAAATAACCCAGAACTAAATGAATTCATTGACTATCAGAAAAGTAAACCTGTAGAACCTCTATATCATGAAGTGGGTGGGAAAATACTCAACGAGAAAACAGCAAGTTCAATAATTGACGGAATGTACTGATACATGTTTCATAATGATTGGATTACTTATGACTATAATAACTTAACTGTCAATGAGTATCCTAATAAAAATTTTCATCCTACTACATTCAAAACTGCATTAAAGGAACAAGCACTAGTTATCGCACAAGATGTGAAACCAGCTGTTTTTGTTTCTGGTGGAATTGATTCTCAAGCAATTGCGTTCGGATTTAAGTCTCTTAATATAGATGCAGACTACATCTATATTCGTTCTAGTTATAACGGCCATTATGATAAACTAGAATACTTTTTTGTCAATGAGTTTTGTAAAAGAAACCAAATTGATTTACAAATCATCGATTTAGAATTTGATAAAAACAGTCTTAGAAACTTTCTATTAGAATCAGAATATTTTGAAACTGGTGTTGGTTCTGGTACTGTATTTTTGTTAGAAGGAATACGAAGATACAAAGGTGACGGGTTTCCAGTTACTGCTGATGGTCATTTCGTATTCCAAAGAGAGGGTAATGTGTGTAAGGGAGTTTTCAAAAAACCTGGCCTTACACTTAGTCATGGTATTCGGGTAGAAAATCAAATCCTGTTTGATTTGTATTACAACTTCATGTTTCAGTATTATGAACACATGCACAGAACTATTCCTGAGATACAATATCTCAAAAAAATGGAAGCTAAGAATCTCATATACACACACATGTTTGCTGGGTTTCCATTTAGACCTAAAATGTCTGGTTGGGAATTTTTAGATAGAGAACATGATTACTCAACTCTATCGTCTATAGATTGGTCTAATGATCATGGTAAAAAGGCAAGATTTACACGAGGCATTGAAGTTATTGTTGATATTCTAGATTTACCAGAAGAGTATATAGAAAAAAAGTTGCAACATCAATGGGGTGATGATGATAGGTTCATAACACTGTATGATTTTGAATCTAAATATGAGTATGGCTGATCAAAATCAATATCTAGGTAATCCTAATCTCAAGAAAACAAATACTCCGGTAGAGTTCACAAAAGAGGACATTATCGAATATGGTAAGTGTGCAGAAGATCCACTTTACTTTATTAAGAACTATGTTCAAATCGTTTCTCTTGACCACGGACTAGTCCCGTTTGAAATGTATGGTTTTCAAGAGGACATGGTTTCAACCATGCACGATAATAGGTTTTCTATTTTTAAACTACCTAGACAGTCAGGCAAGTCAACTATCATAATCTCATATCTTTTGCATTATGCACTATTCAATGCAAACGTAAACATTGCTGTTCTTGCAAATAAGTCAATCACGGCAAGAGATATTCTTAGCAGACTACAACTTGCATATGAAAACCTTCCTAAATGGATGCAACAAGGTATTATTGCGTGGAACAAAGGTAATATTGAATTAGAGAACGGTAGTAAGATTATTGCTGCTGCCACTTCCTCAAGTGCTATTCGTGGTGGTTCTTATAACATTATTTTCCTTGATGAGTTTGCGTTTGTTCCTTCTAACGTTGCAGAGCAATTCTTTGCATCTGTTTATCCTACCATTACCTCTGGTCAAAACACAAAGGTTATTATTGTTTCTACACCACACGGTATGAACATGTTTTATAAGATATGGGTAGATGCACAGGAAAGACGAAATGATTATATTGCAACAGAAGTTCATTGGAGTGAAGTTCCTGGCCGTGATGAAGAGTGGAAGAAAGAAACAATACGAAATACTTCAGAGTCACAGTTTAACGCTGAGTTTGAATGTGAATTCCTAGGCTCAATTGATACATTGATAAGTGCACACAGATTGAAAACTTTGGTATATAGAAATCCAATTCAATCAAATGCAGGGTTGGATATTTATGTTCGACCAGAAAATGATAACGTGTATATGATAACAGCCGATGTTTCTCGTGGAACCGCAAATGACTATTCTGCCTTTGTAGTCTTTGATGTGACTGAGATACCATATAAGGTAGTTGCGAAGTTTAGAGATAATGAAATCAAACCTCTTCTATTTCCCACAAAGATACATGAAGTTGCAAAGGCATACAATCAAGCATACGTGATGGTAGAGGTGAATGACATAGGTGAGCAGGTCGCTAATGCTTTACAGTTTGATCTTGAGTATGACAACCTAGTTATGGCTTCGATGCGAGGACGGGCCGGACAAATCCTTGGAGCGGGTTTCTCAGGTGGCAGAGCGCAATTGGGTGTAAGAACAACCAAGGCTGTCAAAAAGATTGGTTGTTCTAACCTTAAACAGTTGATAGAGGACAACAAACTAATAATAGAAGATTATGATGCTGTCAATGAACTGTCTACTTTTATAGTCAGAGGTTCATCCTATCAAGCAGACGATGGATGTAATGATGATTTGGTTGCATGTATGTTCATGTTTGCCTGGGCAACAGATCAGACTTATTTCAAAGAACTTACTGACAACGATATACGAAAGACAATGATAAAGGAGCAACAGGATATGTTAGAGCAAGACATGGCTCCATTTGGTTTTATTGTCAACGGTCTAGACGATCCCTTTGAAGATAATATAGATGAGTATGGAACTGTATGGACACCAGTTGTTAGAGATTATAATACAAATTGGTAAAACACTAAATAAACTCAATTAGATCAGATTCTAATTTAATGAAACAATTTGCACAAACAATTTTTGAATTCTTTATTAAATGAATTGACTCTTCACGACTCTCTTCGTTCATACCTTTGCGTTGAGTAAGTTTTCTAATTTCATTGTTGTGTGGGTAGAACTTTAGACAAACAGTTTCGCTCTCACCACAATGAACACAGGACTTGTCAGCAAGGTATTCGTTGAGCCACACTATGCGTTGTCTATAGTTACGTTTCGCAACTTTCTTTATAGTGTCTTTATACTTCTCATAGTGTGATGACATGTGCATATTTATAAGATTTGCAACATATAAAAAGCGGTTTTAGAAAACCTATTTTTATAAATAATAATAAGAATAACAAAGAGTTTTTAGACTCTACAATTGTAAGGAGTACGAGAAATGGGTTTTTTAGTCTCTCCAGGCGTACATGTTAAAGAAATCGATCTCACTAATATCATACCCGCCGTACAAACAAATATTGGCGCAGTTGCTGGACC